CTTGCCCTTGGCTTTTTCGGCGTCGTCCTCGGTCGCCTTCGTGGTCTCCGCGGGAGTCGCCTCGGCCGCGGGCTTCGCCGGCTCCGCGGCAGGCTTCACAGCCGCCACGACGCTCTTGACGATTTGCTCGACATGCTCCAGCGCCTTGGAAACGCTCTCGGCGTCGCCTTCAGTCGGAGCCTCGATGGTGACGCGCTCGACGGCGGCAGGGGTCTTGGTCTCGCTCGTCTTCGCGACGCTCTTGTCGTCGTCCTCTTTGGGCATGTCGCTCTCCGTGTTTTTCTTGACCAGGAATTCAACTTCATTCGCAGGCGCGTCCACCAGGCTCACCTCGCCAACGTCCAGTCCGACGAAACGGCGCTGTGCGGCTTTCATTGGCCAGCCGCGAGCTGCTGGACTCGCGCCTTTCCGCCGATGCTGAAGCCGGTGATCTTGCCTTCCTTGACCATCGTCCAAATCTTACCGTCCAGAACCTTCACGGTCATAATCCACGAGCCGCCCTTCACGACCTTCGAGCCGAGAGCGAAGTCCATTGGCGCCAAGTAACTTTCGACGAGGGCAAAGCGCTTTTGCCACTTCTTGAAGTCTTGGTGCTGCCGCCCGAGTTTCGTGGATTTGTTGTAATTCGCGAGGTAATTGTATGCGGCCTGTTTGATCACAGACGCGTCGTAAATGTCGCCCTGCGCATCCGTCGTTTCCGGTTGCAGCACCACGCCAGTGACGGTTTGCTCTTCGTTGTTGGCCTTGGCAATTTCAACGTACACAGCTTTGGAAACAGTGTCGCATTTCTTACAATCCTTCAAGGACTTGGCGCACGCGCATTTTTGCTCTGCGAGCGCGTTTGCGAGCACTTTCAGATGGGCTGTAACGGAAGCCACGCCTTAAAGCGTAACCGGGCCGCGGTCGGCACCGGGAGCGGGCTCATGGCGGGCCGTGCGTCGGGCCCAAAAGCACGCGGAGCAATCCGGCGAGTTTCTTGAGGCCTTTGGCGAGCTCTTCGCGCGTGTACTCATGCTCTGGACGGCCTTCGATCTTCAGCAGATCCAACCATGCGCGCGAGCGCGCATCACGTGGGACGCCTGGGGCTCTCATTGCTGCTGCCGTGTCTTCCAATTCCATGCGCGCCGCCAAAAAATGCTCGGAAGGCTTCTTGATCAACGCCTCGGGCGCCCGGCTACGCGCGCGGGCGCTCGGGCGATTCGACTTTGACGGACGACTGCTCGGCTTAGCCATAGATGTCTATGGTTGTGCGACAACGGAAGTGGAATGGCGGCAGCGCCAAACCTGCCGCGGCGAGCGCGGAGCTTCCCCCGCCGAGCAATCCAGACACAGATCCGAACGATAGCCAAGGCGCTGCCGCCTTGTATTCTTCTGGAGTTTTCGCATCGCGCATGGCGGCCAATTGTTCAGCGCCTTCGTCCACCGTGTACACAGTGCCGTTGAGCGCTGCGCAAATGTCCGTCGTGCGCTCGTCCATGGGATTCACCAGCTCATACTGCTCGACGCCGAGCTGAGCGAACGACGTGAGCTGAGATTGCACGCGCGCGTTGGTGATAGCGTTTGCGGCGAGCCCTTCGAAGTATTTCGCCGCCGAGCCGCTCCAGCCACCGGGAACGGCCCAGGCGTCTAGCTTGCCGGCCACGGCCTTGGCCGCTGCCTCGCCGGCCTCCGCGCGCGTCATGCCTTCCAGTATCTTTGGAGCTATTGCTTCGCGCACGACTGGCGCCACGCCTTCGTACGTCTCGCCAATCCATATGAGCTCTTGGCGCGTGAGTTGCTCTGCGGCGGCAGTGTCGCTCAGCTCGAACGTGGCATGCAATTCGGCAGCATCTTTTTCAGGCTTGGGAGCTTTCTCGACTTCAACCAAGTCTTCTGTGAAATTTGTCGTGGTATATTGCAAGCTCTTCAGCTTGCCTGCCACGCGTTTTTTGCCGGCTTGCCTGCCGAGGCGCCAAACCAGCTTGAGCTCCTTGGAATATTGCCCGCGCACGTCGTTGGCCCACTTGCCCATAATCGAATCGACGGCCTTGGACGCCTGCTTCACAGTGCCGCCCCCGCCGACGATCGATCCGGCCGTCTTCGATGCCTGTCCGGCCCGCGCTTGCCATTTCTTGAGCAGGAAAGCCCGCGTGCGCACCTCCGCGCGCGCGATCTGGATCACTTCATTGACCGATGCTGCCTTGGCGACCTCGTTGTCGTATGCACGGAGATACTCGGCCGCGAGGTCGTATTGGCAGCATGTGCACTCAGTCTGGGCTGCCAGGCAGACGATTCGCTCAATCGTCCCCGCCAAGATTTTGATCCTTCCAAAGTTTCTCGACTGCTTGAGTCATTCCCTTGAGCTTTTTGGCAATCGCCTCCATGCCCTCTTCAGGGTCGAGCGACAGATCAACGCTGCCGTCGCCGCCGAGCAAACCGAGGTCGGCAAGGGCTTTGAGCGCCGTGACCTGCTGCCCGGGCTCGGACGTATCGGCCATGTTTTTCACAGCTTCAGCCATGGTGAAGCTGAATGGCACGTCTGCCGGGAAGTCCGCCGGGAAGGGCGGCAGCTCTTCGCTCAGGATCTCTTCGAGCACGTGGCGCGCGATGCGCGGCGTCATGCCGCCGGTCTTCTCTGACGTGGCGAGAATAGACACGAGGCGCGAATTGTCTGTGGTGTTCGGGCTGTTCGTGCGATAGCGATGGAACTGGATGCCCATCTCGGGGAAAATCACACGATTCATCAGGGCGTCGAATTCGATCCGCTCGGGCGCGAACACCTGTTCATCGGCGAGCCGGCGCGAGGCCTCCGCCGTCGCGCGCGTGTAGTCGTCCGAGCGCCCGACGAAGATCGGCGGCAGGCGATACGCGCGGCGGACCTTGTCCTGATTGTTGTTGCTGTAGTTCTGGAAAAGGGCGTCTTTGTGCTGCGAGCCGACGAGAGGCTTGATGTCCACCTTGACCTGGCCGCCGTCCTCGCCCTCGTCCGCGTCCGCTGATTCCGCCTCGATGATCAGGAACTTCGAGTAATTGTCGGAGCCTTGAATCTGGCTCTGAACGAAGTCCTTGATGCGTTGGACGGTGCCTTCGGTCAGCTGCCCGTTCGAAACCGCCACCACCATTGAGGGGATGTTGTTGTTTTTGAACGTGACATAGTTGATCTCTTCGGCTGCACGATCGCCGAAGATGGACAGCAAATTCCCGATGAAGCGCGGCAAACCGTACGGCGTGCGACTGGAATACAGCCGCATGTGTATCATTTCGGTTGCGCGCTCGTTGACCGGAACCTGTTCCGGCGTCCCGAAGTCTCCCGTTTTCTTGTGCAGAATCCGCGGATCGCCGAATTCCTTGAACCAGCAGATTTTCCCGCCAGCCATCACGGCGTGAAGCGTGCGCCGGTGGATGGTTCGGCTCTGGACGAAACGGCGGAATCGTCGATATTCTTTGCGCGTTCCAGGCTTTGTCGTGCCGTCTTCTTGAGTCAACGTCACTTTTCGATCGACCAGGATCGGCTCTTCGTCCATGCGGCCGAGGCGCATCTGATACGAAGCGATGTGCGTGAAGCCCTGGATCTCTCCCTCTTGGCCGCGCACGACTTCGAAATAGGCATTTCCAGTCGTTTCCAGATCTTTGCGGAGCTTGCGCCGGAACGCCACGAACGATTCGGCCGTGGCATACTCGAAGAAATTGGTGAGCTGGGCCCACTCTTTTTTGACCTCGGGCGGATCGGACTCGTCCGTCGCATCGCGCTTGGGCGCGATGAAGCGATGCCCATAGCCTTCGATGTTGGTTTCCATCGCCTCGATGCACTGGCCCAGCTCGCTGTTGTGCTCCGGCAGCATTGCAAGCGTGAGCAAGTCGAACGGCGCTTCAATCACCTTGCCAGCATGTGCGAGAGCATCCAGCGGATCGTCTGGAACGGCGTTCGAGGCGCCCGGCTCCGTGATCTTCGTTTCGCCCGTGGCCTTGTTGACTTCGATGACGTGCGCGCGCACGCGACGCAGGGCGTGTTGGTTCGTCGCGTTGTTGCTCTTGGCCGCTTGCAGTTGGGTCACGGGTTCCATCAGATGACTCCAGGCTCCTCTTCGCGCACGCGACGACGTTTGATCTTAGACGCTGTTACCGCCATGTCGAAAGCGTCGAACAGATCCTTGAGCTTGTGATTGGGAAACAGAACCATGTGCTCAATCAGCGACGCATGCTCGGGGTTTTTGAAAAACACCCGCTTGTCCTCGAAAAGCGCCGATAACTTCCAAGCGCGAACAATCTTGTCCTTGTCTTGGTTGCGGGGCTTCAAGCGCAGGGTTGGGTGTTTCTCTTGCAGCGTTTGGTATTGGGCCTTTTGGTAAGCGTTCGTCTCGATGGCGATGCGGATTGGATCCCAGCGCTTGTTGAATTCGACGATTTTCTCAGTCTGCTGTGAGAATCTCAGGTGATCTTCAAAGTAGTCCAGAACGTAGTACGTCGCGCCATCTTTCGTCACTCCGACAACGACGATGGCGAACATATCCGACGTTTCCGTTTCGCCGATTGCGAGATCCACGCCCATGAACACGCGGAGCTTCTTGGTGTCCGGGAATTCGGATGCAGGGATGCGCTGGCAGTCGTCATAAGAGAAGATCTCACCCTTCATCGCCTCCGTGTCGCATTGGTACTGGGCGTTGAAGATGATCAGGCCGCTTTTCTTCCGCTTTTCCAGGAACCAAGCTGGCGGGTATTTCTTCGGCCAAGGCGAACGCGCATTGGCGTCGAGCGCCGGAATAACGTTGTGGTGCTCTTTCAGCTCGTTGGCGAGC